TTTTGCGCGTAGTTCTTGTACCTTGAGTTGTGAATCAGTGACTGCTGTGTCAGCTTTGGCCTTTGCTTCCCTCAATTTCGGCACTGATTCTGCCTCCTCCCTACGCGCTTTTCGGACATCCTCAATTCCCTTGTACCAATCCCCGCCAAACGTACCAGCACCAAGCGATTCCATAAGCCTTGCAGCCCTGTTTGGATCTTGGTTTGCAATTTCTAGGACGGTTTCAAATGCACGCTTCTGGCCAGGGTCTGTCTCAGCGTTGATGCGCTCCTGAAGCATGTTCTTTGCTGTTTCAGGATTTGCCTCAAATGCCAAGAGAACTTGCGATGTGAATTTTTTCGAGCTATTGAGCTTTTCTGCGCCCATTTGCTCGCCGACAAGTTTCAGTGCGTCAAACTGCTGTTTGTCCGCACCAACCAGCAGGGGCTGCAGCTCGTTGAACGTGCGCTCGGCTGCTGGCTTTGCGAAGAAGGCATTCAAGCCAGCTTGATACTGTTGCTGCTGTGCTTGGGCTGCTTGCAGTTGTTGCATCTCAAAGGCACGCTTCTGCCTTGCTGCATTAATTTCTTCTAGGCCAGCGCCAAGTTTGAAGCCACCGAGTGCAGCCTCAAACGGGCTTTGCACATCGACTGCGTAGTTGATCGGGGCTTGGAATGGATTGATGGTGGCCATGCTCTATTCCTTAAAAACCGAAGCCCATGCCAGCCTTGCCGCCTGCACCGTACTGGAAGCCAAGAATCTGAGCGGGCAAGTTGAACAGGCCGCTAAACGCCTTGGCCTCGGCCAGCTCGCCACCAGCACGGGCCGCGCCCTGCTGGGCCAGCAAGTTGGCCACATTTGTGCCAGTCTCCATGCCAGCAGCGCCGACACCTGCAGCAGAACGCTGGCCCAATTGCGTCATGCCGCCCAGGCGTCCGTATTGCTGCTCAATGAGGCTGGACAGAAGCTGTGGCCGGAACTCGCTCAGCGCGGCCTGGATGTTGCCACCACGCAGCCCACCAGTGGCCGAAGCACGCTGCAGCAGGGCTTCCTCGCCTTGCTGGGTTAGTGCTTGGAAAGTCTCACCACCTCGGATGCGCTCAATGGCTGCCTGCTCTGCCTCTGGACCTTGTAGGCCAAGCAAGGCCTGCTGTTGCTGGAGCGCAGGTAGACCTGCCTCGGTGTAAGGCTTGAGCAAGGCTTGCAAGGCATCGAACTGCCTGCGCTGCTCTGCTACGCCAGCCTCTGCTGCGCCTGCTTGAATACCTGCGGCCTCGCTTGCTGCATCGGCCTGCATCATGCCGCCGATCAGTTGAGAGCCTCCAACGATTAAGCCAGTTACTGGATCAGGCATGGCTGAACTCCTTCATGTAGTCTTCGAGCGTCTCGCCATACAGTTCCATGACTTGAGACGCCGCTTCTGTAGCTCGCTGAGTGCCGTGGCACAGCGCCACAGCGATCAGCACAACGTCATAGTATCCTGCACGCCAGACGAATGATCGCGCATCGGCTTTGCCTGCTCGCTCGGCCTGGTCAGATGCCTGCCATTTGAGGACCATTGAGGCAACGATGGGAGAGAGTGTGGGTGCGTTTGCCTGCCAGAATGCGTTCTGGCCCATGCCCACCAGGCTGTTCCAGATCACCGCATTGAGGTCTTCGCGCTCGACTTGATCACCGTCGGCCACATCGTCAAAGACCTGGATGGCACCATAGAGCATAAGCAGCCACTCGACGGCTGGCGCAGGAAGCGCGAGAGACCTTTGCAGGTTCTCCTTCAGCCAATCGACACCAGTCATGCGCAGCTCCTCTTCAGGGTGAGCTGCTGGCGGCTCGATAGGCTCAGCGACTGCATTTTCCCACATTTCGACATCCCGTCAATCTTCTTCGTCTTCGCGCTCTTCCCAGGCCTGGCAGACGCGCAGGTCGTGGCAAATGAACTCCAGCTTCTCGCAGTAGCCCCTAAAGCCTGCATCCGTGTCCCACTCGTTGCGCGGGATACGCTCCATCTTGAGCTGCATCTCGACCGAGTTGTCGTAGTACTCGCAGTTCGAGCAGCGCCGCCGACGGGCCTCTTTCTCGTCGCACTGCATGGCCTTGCCGACGGCAACCCAGAAAGTCTTGTTCGCGGTCGGCTCGTTGCTGGGGTTCTCGGGACCGAGCATCCAGTCGTCGATGGCGACCTGGGTGTTCTTTTTGTTCTCGGCTGTGGTCAGGAACTCTTCCTCATAGGGAATGCCACCAAACCCAGAAATCATCATCTTCGGCATCTTTGCGTAGTCCATGTCTTACTCCTATCAGGTGATCTCGCGGCCATTTGCGCGGATTGTCAACGATGTGGCTGCGCTTGCAATGGTGGAGATGAAGCCGCCAGGCTCCAAGGCCTGCCCAACCAGTCCGGGGAAAGTGTAGGTCTCGTCTGGTGCGATGGCACGGGTGTCCACAATCAGGTTGCTCGCGCCTGCGCTGCCACCACTTATCACCAAATTGACGCTGATGGTCACATTGCCTGCGCTGGTGTTGGTGGCCGTGAATTTGTCGATGATGGTCTTGCAGTTCACCGCCGTGTACTGAGTGGTCTGGCTGTTCTCGGCCTGCTTGGCAGGGATCAGCACCTTGATGGTTACGGTCATGTCATGCTCCTTATGTGGCTTCGGCACCGCTGGCCGTGATTGTCAGGCCTGTCGATGCTGCTTGAACTTGGATGGTTTCTGCTGCGTTCATCACCTGCACGCCGTTGTACTGCAGTGCGTTGTTGGCTGGGACAGACACATCGTAAAGGAATGCGTTTGTCGTGCCTGCCGTGCCAGCAGAAGGCACCAGAAACACTCGCACATTGATGGCCGCTGCCGTCGTGTTGGCAATGCTCAACTCTTTGAGCAGCGTGCGGGTGCTGGCTGGGACCGTGTAAAGCGTGGTCACGCCAGTGGTGATCGCAGCCTGGCCCAGCTTGGTTGGGGTGATTACATCGAAAGCCATGTGAGCACCAAGTTAGATTTGACAAACGCAGGCAAGGCAGCAGCCGTCAATGGTCCACTTTCCCAGCGTTGCTGGACGCCATCGTAAAGAAGAACGTCGTTTGTGGAAGGTGCTGGAGCGTAGACGTCTGAAAGTTGGCCGACCAGCGGCTCAGCTTGAACCCTGACAAATACGGAGCCAGATCCTCCAGACCCAGCATTGACCACCGCAGCCACCACCACATGAGGCGTGGGCGCTTGTGGCAGATTTTTGGTCAGGCCACCAGCAAACGATGGGTTGTAGTACAGGATGTCGCCATCTGCCCAGACTTCGCCATAAGGCGTGCCTGTGGTGTTGAATCCTCGCACCAGCCCAAAGCTGGAGACCAAGCCGAAGTCGTTGTTTGCGATGGCCTCGGCAGCCACACCCATGACAAGCTGGCCATTTGTCAAGCCGGTCGATGGCTTACCTTTGAGCACGCCAGAGGAGCCGACAGACCCGTCGAACATCACCAGTTGCCCTTTGGCAATGTTGGCCGAGGCCTTGATGTAGTAGTACTGCGACTCGCCAATGGACTGGTTGACGTTTGGCGTCATCTCAAGATTGAGCGTGTAGCCGCCATTCCAGTGCAGTCGGCCAACCTTGATGGCCGGCGCAGGCGCAGTGGTGCTGAAGTCAATGTAGTCGGTTGCCACCGAGTTGTTGTTCTGCTCAACAGGCGCAAGAGCCAGCAGATTCAGCACCTGGGCCAGCCTGGGAATGGCATCCAATGCCTGCTGGACCTTGGCATTCAGCACCGCATCATCGACCGCCGTGTCCTGTGCCAGTGCTGCAATCTGGGCCAGCGCCTCGTTGGCCGTGGCCGCCGCTGTGTCGGCCTGGTACTCGAAGTCGGTGCCAACAATGACCTGCAGCTCGTCCACAGCAGCAAACAGCAGCTCGAACTGCCTGATCTGCTGCTGGTCGGTCAGAAACTGCGCGAGCTGGTCGCGGGTCAGGTTCAGCCTGCGGGAGACGGGTGCGGTGGCCATCAGTACGCCAACGCCTCAATCTGGGCCTCAAGACGGGCAAACGACACATGGGCATCGCTGTCGCCACGGAAGCGCTGGATGCGCCAGTTGCGCATGGGTCCCTGCTGGAACCAAGCCAGGCGCTTGGCGGTGCTGCCAATGGTGCCCACGGCAATGCTGCGGTCCTGGCTCCAGGACAGGCCGTTGACGCTGTAGCTGGTGCTGATCTGCGGGTTCTTGCCCAGCGCCACGCTGCCGGTCAGTGCGACCAGTTCTAGGCGGTTAAAGATCGCGCCATTGCCCTCGTTGTAGACGATCAGCGTGCCGAACTCCCAGCGCACCTGCTGTCCCCAGTGGTGGCCGGTGTCCTGCACCAGATAGCCGATGTTGCTGCTTTGCGGATCGCCGACCAGCCACTTGTCGTAGACCCAGACCAGATTGCGTGCGCGGTACTGGCTGAAGCCGACCACAGCCGTGGTGAGCGTGAACCAGACGGGCTGCTCGAGCGCCTCGCTGGCCGAGGCATCGTAGACCACCGTGCGGTCTGGTAGGTGGACGTAGAGGTGCTGGTGTGCCTTGTCGTTGCGTGCCTCCAGCTTGACCTTGACCAGTTGCGCCTCGGTGTATTGCAGGAGCAGGTTGTCAATCTCCTGCGTGCTGATTTTCTGGGTGGTTGCTGCTGCGCCAAGATAAATGCCTGGCGCTTCGTTGCGGCCACCGCCCAAGAATGCGATGCGCTCCAGATAGGTGCAGCAAGCGTGCGTGCCAATCACACCTTTTTGAACTTGTGCGCCGTCAATCCGCTGAAAAGGAAACAGTGCGCCGCCCACGTTGTCAAACACCTCTTGCGTGTTGCTATTGAGGGCATAGACCTCGTTGCGCAGCTTGATTAGCGCAACCACGGGGTCTGGATCAACCTCGGAGCTGCCGTACTTCAGCGGGTTGACCTGCATCGGGTCTGTCAGCTCAGTGACGACCAAATTGGCACCGTCGGTGGTCATGAAGTAGCCATCCACCCATACCACATCAAGCACCACGCCAAGGTCTGGGTCTGTGACTTGCCGCAAAATGGGAGCTGTTGGGTTCCAGACCGATGTTGCTGTGGTGTTGACTGGAATCCAGTAGTACAGGCGGCCACCGGACGCAATGGCCAGCACATCGAAGCTGTAGTCCATCGTCACCAGCTCGGTGGTCGGCCCACCGACATCGCCAAGCACGGTCACAGTGCCATTGCTGGCCACGGTCACCAGCTTGGTCCCCATGACCCGATAGCAGACGCCGTTCCAGTTGATGCCGCCACGGTCCACGCCTGGGCCTGTGCCGTTGGCCACGATGCCGTCGCCAGGACGCAGGAAGCCATTGCTGATGCCAGACGACTTCGGCACCGGCACCATGTTTACAGGGTATGCGGTGCGCAGTTCTGGCGTGTTGTCAGCGTAGATGCCGGAGAGGATTGGAACTTGCATTTAAGCCGCCATTTGATTTTGCTTTTGCCAGTAGCCACGGGGCAGACGATTTGCGTTTTGTTGCGCCATTGTGGCCCATCGCACATTGCCTGGCTCATAGTGGCCAAGAGGATCAATGCGGTCAAGCGTCATGCCTTCAGGCCTAACGCCAATGCAATCAATTAGTTGCTGCAATGAAACAAATCTGAATTCCACTTCGGCATAACATGCGTGGTGTTTTGCGCCAGCCAGGCTGCGCTGTCTTGCCTTGTAGTAGTTTT